GTGTCCGCTATTGCCAGTACACCTCACCCACCGCAAGTACTTGTTATTTCACCTTCAGCAAAATAATGATGCTTTTTCGCCATAAGTGGCCTTGCCCAGCCCGGATTCGTTTTACTCACTTGTTGCCTCCTTTGCGAAGCTCTGCGACTAACTCGTCACATATGTGCGTCAAAGAGCAAAGTTTGATTGCTGGATGTTCGCGCACCATCTCCACACCCTGCGCCCGCAATTCTGCCAGAAAAGCGTAGGGGTCAGTTTTTTCACTGTGGTACATGGCATCATAGATAATCATTGCAGCGACACCTGCCTGTCCTGCATCTGTGACGGATATATGCTCAAGGGCTACGGCCATTGCGTGTTTCAACCTCTCATTTTCCACCTCAAGCACCACACGATTAGCCTCCAGCTCTTCTATGCGTTTTTTTGCTGCTCCCAGCTCAACACGCAGCTCCTGATAGTTAATCTCGCTCATTCTCCTTCCTCCCGCACTGCTGTTTTATATGCCCGAAGCACATGCGATGTTTTTCCTGACACAGTGCTTCTCAGAAAGAAAATTCCACTGGTGTTTATTACCAGATACGGGTCAGCAAGACGCAGCATATCCAGTATGTGATTATGTTTTCTTGTTTCCAGCACCGTACTGGAAATAAGCATATGTGACACGGGGCCGAAATCATGATATCTGATTTTCATATCATCACCCTGCTGTAAAAATTACCCGTTATCTCCTGTCGTTATTTTCTGTATGACATCACGATGCTTATTAATTTCCCGCAGCGCGGCGCATAAGCGCTCCCACTTCTGAACCTGACCTTTTGCCCGGCGCAGCTCGCGGTTAGCCACATGCAGCGATGGTAAAATCAGACCATCCGGATGCTTTCTGATGAACGACGACTGTGACTGCACTGTGACCGCCACACTTTCAGTTTTAATTTCTTCCTGTGTTTCCGCTTCCCGGACTGGTAACGCAACACCTGCCGGCTGAGGAAAGGCTTTACCATCGGTTTCCGTTACCGATGCAGCTTTCGGCTCTGCCGGTAAATTATCGCCCGGTATGCAGTAACGATATTGACCGTCCTGATTTACGCGAATCAGACGACCTTTGCTGACAGCCATCGCCAGTGATGAATTCGCCCGGCGGGAGGTAATCCCGAACATTAACGCCAGTTCGTCAGCCGACTGAGGACCATGCTGTTCAATCGCGTTAATCAGCATCTCTGCAGTGGTTTTTGGGGCCGCTTCAGTTGCCTCACTCGTCAGCCACCACATCGACCCCTTGTTATCAGCTTCGCCACGACGCTTCAGCTTCCAGAGTTCGGTAACAGCATCGTCACGGCTGATTTCAAGACGGGCTGCAATCTCGTGCGACGAGGCTTTTTTCAGTGCTTTCAGTGCGTCAAAAACGGTTTCCATTAAATTTTCCTCCCGGTAAAAATTACTTCTCAACTCAGACAAAACCGGCCGCCTTCCGGCGCTCATATTCCTGTTTCAGCAATTCAATTGGCGTTGGCCCTGGCGGGCGTTTGGGTGCTGCCAGTTGTCGCCGGACTGGCGGAACACTGAGGCCATTACCAACATGCTTTGCCCATTTCGTCAGCTGCCTTTCCACAAGCCGTTTTAACTCCCCTTCGGTCATCTGGCGCTCAATCCCCTTTGAACGCATCTCGAGGCAAATGTGGTACAGCACCGGCTGTGGCCACGGGTATTTATCACTCCCGTCGTACCGCCAGGATTCATTCCTCCAGCGACGGTATTCCTCCATCACGGCATCCACCGTCAGGCCAAATGGATTTGCCCCGCTCTCCGAAATCAACGCCACAAACTCAGCCAGATCCGGAGGCCACGTTTCACCCGCCCGGCAGCGGTCCATGCACCGACGGCAGATCTGCCGGATTTGCTGTTCAGTCATCGCGCCAATCTGAGCAATCCAGAGTTTCGACGGCGCAGCCCCGTTCTTCTGAGTCCAGCGGTTCGAATACACCTCCCCCATAAGCTCCCACAGCTTCCAGGCCGTTTCCGTTGCTGATAAATCCGTTTTCACGTTCCCACTGTTCGCGTGCAGCCCGGATTTCCTGAACTGCCCGTGATGCGGTGCCACCTGGTGCTGCATGGCTTACCCCCTTGCTGACTGGTTTTACCTGTGCCCTGACGTGCTGCACGTGGCGGGCAAATTTCTGCTCCCACTGAACCTGCGTGAAAACCTTCCCCTCCGCCATCCAGTAATCCCGGAATGCGGCAAGCTCAGCAGGTGTAAACTCAGGCTCAGGCAGAGCCATACCCCACACTGCTGCCCGCTGTCGAAAATCCGGCGACGGTTGCCAGACTCCAGTCATCGGAAATTTCCCGATCGGTTCGCTCAGGCCGTCCAGGTATTCAGGTTCGGCTGTCTGCAACGACGCGTCATTCAACTCACCGGTCGTAGCACTCTCGCGCATGCGCGCGTTATGTGTGGGGTTTAATTCTTTATCTGTATCTGTCGTGATTTGTCGTGACATATGCGTGACGCGTCGTGACTCATCGTGACAATCAGTGTTCTGCTTCCGCAGTCTTTCCCGCTCCCGCTGCGCTCTCTTGCGCTCTGCCGGGGATTTTGCGGTTTGCGAAACATTACCGTTATCCTCCTTCATCACCTGGCGTTTTTCCCATCCGGAAATAAGATCACCATCCAGAACTCGCCCCTGCATTGCATGCAAAATTGAATCAATCACGTCTTCCGTCACATCAAGCGCACTTGCTAAATCTTCCGTCGTGACATCAATGTGACCACGTAGTGACACGCCGTGACATGTCGTGACATTTCGTGACGCACTCACCAGAAGGTGGATATACACCGCCATCACTGTTGCGATTGGCTGTCCTGAGACCCTGGCAATGGTTCGCCATTTGGGATCATTTGGCATGTCATGCCACAATCTGAGCCAGGCATTAGCCATACTCACCTCATCTGATACCGAACTTTACCCTCGAACATCCGGAATAAATCCGGCATGAATATTGTTGGTCAATGCACGACAACAGCATTACCAGGCTGACCACCACTGTTAGTCAGGGTGCCCCAGGCGATCGCCGCTGCGACAAAATCATCCACATCTTTCACCAGCCGATCCCTCCGTTCGACGATCTCACGGTAATATTCAGAGCTGTGACTGCGCATACGGGCCACCAGCAGAGGCGGCATTGCCTTTTCGATCGCCGGTAACAGAGCCTGAATTTTTTCAACAGCATCAGGGGTGTCTTTATCCAGCCAACGGAAAATTTTCTGGGTATTACGAGCCAGGGCTTCCGGATGGCTGTCGTCGTACAGTTCCGGGAACGTCATCCCCAGCTCGAAATAAGTCCGGGCTATTTCAGCTGCAGGAACTTTCTCACCGTCCGGATAGGCCCAGGCATTGATCGCCATGCGGATGTGCTCATGTTTGATTTTCATGAATCCCCCTTTCCTTCGCCCTGAGTGGTATCCTTCTTTTTGTAAAGTTCTGGGTTCAAAGATAATTTCCCCTTGGAGTATGCAGCAGCTTCCGCAGCCCTCCCCTTCGGAACTATTTCACCAGGACGCTTACGCCACATGTAAATAGCTTCGCGGGTTATCCCATAAAAATCGGCAACCCTCTGAACAGAACCAAAAAACTGGACAAGTTCATCAACTCGCATTTTACCTCCTAAATCTAAGTATTTTTATATTACAAGATAATTTTTTTTAGGTCAATGCAATCTAAAATAATTTATATTCAATTTGCAGGAGAAAATGATGGAAAGCCTTGGCATCAGGCTTAAGAGACTTAGAAAAGATAAGGGGCTGACCCAAGTAGAACTGGGTAAGCTTTCAGGCGTGACTGGGGTTACTATAGGGTACTGGGAGAAAGATCTAAACGAACCAGGTAGCAAAGCTCTAAGTAAGTTAGCCCAGGCATTAGGAACTACTGAGTCCTATCTCCTATATGGAGTATCGTCTCCTGAATTATCTTTTGTACAAAGTACCTCAGGCACCAAGATCCCCTACCTTTCGTGGGGTGAGGCGATTTCTTTCCTAATCTTAAAAGGAGAGAAAACAATGGGAAATGTCGATAGGATCACCACATTCTTTGATGTCGAGGAAGGTGATTTTGCCGTTTCAATGCCTGATGACACAATGCATAACCCATCAGGATCACCGAGTATCCCAGTTGGTGCTACTGTGATCCTAAGGCCAGGAGAAAGTTATAAAAATGGCAGCATCGTCGCTGTAATAGTTCCGGATCCGCTTAAAAATGAACCATCTATGACTATAAAGAAATTAGTTATTGATGGGAAGCTTGTGTATTTAAGCCCTCTCAATCCACGCTATCAGTCATCCTTACTTACACCAGAGTGTAAAATTGTTGCCGTAGCAAAAGGTGTACAGTTCAACTTATAACCCGCCACGTCCTTTACTTGAGGTCGGCAATGCCGACCTTTTTTTTTAAATTAATCTAGATTTATCTTGACTGAAAAACTAAATACTTTTAGATTTATTACATACCACCCTACCTCGCCCCACAGAACGTCGGGCAATACCTCGAGTTACCCGGCAGTGGTCAGGGGTTAAGTAGCCAGCCCGAGGCGTATGAACATGACGGCGGGAACACTTTGTATAACAGCGCAGCAGGTTTTTAGTTCCGCGACCCGGCGTTAAGGGTAAATGAGGTCAACATGGATATGCTCAATCTTGGCAACAATGAATCTCTGGTGTGCGGAGTATTCCCCAACCACGACGGCACGTTTACCGCGATGACGTATACCAGAAGTAAAACGTTTAAAACCGAAGCTGGCGCGCATCGCTGGTTAGCAAGAAACGCTAACTGATTAGCGCCAGTAAAAACAGGTTTCCACAGGTTAATTTACCCTGAAAAGTCAGGGCATAACACGAAAGCGCACGGCGAGATCCCTTTGCATATAAGTCTTGTCGTTAAATTTCTTCGACCGTGCGCTTCTGGTTGTGGCAATCCGCGAAATGGCGCGGCGGTAAGTATGGCGGGGTTATTCCTTCCCCCATTGAGGACACCGGGTTGTCAGGTTGACCATACGCTTAAGTGACAACCCCGCTGCAACGCCCTCTGTTATCAATTTTCTGGTGACGTTTGGCGGTATCAGTTTTACTCCGTGACTGCTCTGCCGCCCTTTTTAAAGTGAATTTTGTGATGCGGTGAATGCGGCTGAGCGCACGCGGAACAGTTAAAACCAAAAACAGTGTTATGGGTGGATTCTCTGTATCCGGCGTTAATTGTTAACTGGTTAACGTCACCTGGAGGCACCAGGCACTGCATCACAAAATTCATTGTTGAGGACGCGATAATGGAAACGTTATTACCAAACGTTAATACGTCTGAAGGTTGTTTTGAAATTGGTGTCACTATCAGTAACCCTGTATTTACTGAAGATGCCATTAACAAGAGAAAACACGAACGGGAGTTATTAAATAAAATATGCATTCTTTCAATGCTGGCCCGTTTACGTCCGATACAAAAAGGATGCTGGCAATGAATACAGCATTTGCACTTGTTCTGACAGTTTTTCTTGTTTCCGGAGAGCCAGTTGATATTGCAGTCAGTGTTCACAGGACAATGCAGGAGTGTGTGACTGCAGCAACCGAACAGAAAATTCCCGGTAACTGTTACCCTGTCGATAAAGTTATTCACCAGGATAATAACGAAATCCCGGCAGGTCTTTAAAACAGTTCCGTAATAAACATCCGATTTCATTCTTATATGCCAGAAATGGCAGGGATTTGTTCACCCTTAAATCTGTAATGAGGTAAAACAAAATGAGTAAAGTCTTTATTTGCGCCGCCATTCCGGACGAACAGGCAATAAAGGAAGAAGGTGCAGTCGCTGTAGCCACTGCCATTGAAGCCGGTGATGAACGTCGCGCCCGCGCAAAATTTCACTGGCAATTCCTGGAACATTATCCGGCTGCTCAGGACTGCGCTTATAAATTTCTTGTTTGCGAGGATAAACCCGGTATACCCCGCCCTGCCCTCGATTCCTGGGATGCTGAATATATGCAGGAAAACCGCTGGGATGAGGAGTCTGCTTCCTTTGTCCCGGTTGAGACTGAATCAGATCCGATGAACGTCACTTTTGACAAGCTGGCCCCTGAAGTACAGAACGCTGTCATGGTTAAGTTCGACACATGTGAAAACATCACCGTTGATATGGTGATTAGCGCGCAGGAATTGTTGCAGGAAGACATGGCAACATTCGACGGACATATCGTTGAAGCGTTGATGAAAATGCCAGAAGTTAACGCCATGTATCCGGAGCTTAAGCTGCATGCCATCGGGTGGGTTAAGCATAAATGTAAGCCTGGTGCCAAATGGCCCGAAATTCAGGCAGAGATGCGCATCTGGAAAAAACGTCGCGAAGGTGAACGCAAGGAAACCGGAAAATACACGTCTGTTGTTGATCTCGCCCGCGCCAGAGCCAATCAACAGAACACTGAAAATTCAACAGGAAAAATCAGCCCGGTCATTGCTGCCACTCATCGCGAATACAAGCAGACATGGAAAACACTGGATGACGAACTGGCCTACGCTCTCTGGCCTGGTGATGTGGATGCCGGAAACATTGACGGCAGCATCCATCGCTGGGCAAAAAAAGAAGTTATCGACAACGACCGCGAAGACTGGAAGCGTATCTCGGCATCAATGCGCAAACAGCCTGATGCCCTTCGCTACGACCGCCAGACTATTTTTGGCCTTGTCCGTGAACGTCCGATCGACATTCACAAAGACCCTGTGGCACTGAACAAATACATTACTGAATACCTGACTACAAAGGGCGTGTTTGAAGATGAAGGAAGAAATCAGAGCGCAACTGATACTCTCTCGTCGCCAGTACCAGAAACTGATGCAGTGGAAACGGCAATTCCGG